CAGCAGTCTACGGCACGTCGAGTATTGTATTCATGCTCGTTATGGTGGCGACTTCAAAATTCATACCGATGTATGAATGATAAAAAAATATCAACTAATTATAAATGCAGAGAAAGCAATTGATTATTATTTTTATAGTTTGTTTATGTATCAGTGCGAGTGCAGGTGCAGGTTATGCATTCCGGTGTGATCTGGGGTTTGAGGATTGTTCTGAGGAAGGCACCCCAGCGACTCCCGCCGGTACCCCTGCAACTCCCGCCGGTACCCCTCCAACTCCCGCCGGTACCCCTCCAACTCCAGCTGGTACCCCTCCAACTCCAGCTGGTACCCCTTGCACAGCAACGGTATATAAAGATGCAAATTACTCGGGAGAATTAAAGGAAATAACAACTAATTTACCTTCTATGAGTGATGCAGATTTTGGTAATGATAATATTTCATCCATAAAACTTTCAGGTGACTGTGGAATTGTGAAGTTGCATGAAAATGAAAATTATGAAGGTAAATTCTCTGAAGTTTGGGAAGATATTCCCGACCTGGACAAATATGGCTTTAAGGATAAAACTTCTTCTATAAGTTTTGGAGGAAAAAACAACTGTAGAGTACAGTTGTTTCAGCACGGTGACTATGATGGTGATATAAGAAACATGACTGAAAGTATAAGTTCTCTTGGTAATAGTCTTGGATTTAATGATAAGATATCATCTATGAAAGTTGGTAGTGGTTGTGGTACAGTTACAGTATATAAAGACAGCCAATATACAAAAGATCCCAGAGTGGTAACAGGTGATATACCTAGTGTTAGAACAGTTGCTTACAATGACGGCATTTCATCAATAAAAATCGAGTAATTATTAACGATTGTATCAAATACAATTCATAATAATTATTTAGTTCTTGAGAACAAACTTCTTCACGCCATAGAACACGCAGGCAGCCACGAGACCGGTGGCGACCGTACCGCCCATGGTACGGCTGCCGCCCTCAGTGAAAAGGGAAGGCACGTACTGGACCATACGCTCCTTTACCTGGGGCGAAAAAGCAATAGCCGCGGCAGCAGCTACCAATAGGGCATCCATCTGCTCGTCTGAAAGACCACCAGGGTTCTGGTGAGACTTCTTCTGTTGCTGTTGCTGTGCGGGCATTGGAGAAGCCATTTCCTGTGGCGCGGCGGCCATCATCTGCTGCGGCTGGGGCATGGGTGGGGCCTGATCCATAGGGACATCCATAACTTCATTAAGCGGGGTCGAAAGCTCCATCATTTGTTCTTTATCTACATTATTTTTTTCAAGGTTTTCACGTTGTTCCTCATAATTTGCATTTGCAGGTTCGCGTGGAATTTCGGGCATCGGGCCCATGGGTTTATCAAGGGCGACCATATCACTCGCGCCCTGACTGAAATCAAGAGTTTCCAATTTAGTAGACATATCTACAAATTAATGAGAAACTTTAAAACGTTCCTCTACGCAGCATTCTCCCGAATTTCATTCAACTTCTTGAGCTGCGCCTGCCCGTGCAAATATCCGGGTGATTCCTTCTTGTCTCCGAACTTTGCACAATATGCCTCCAACTCCTCAATCTTCCGGTTAAACCAGGGTGAATGAACCCAAGTATTCTTGGACCCTCCCCCGCGCAATCTGAGAACCAGGTGCAGTGTGGACTCCTTCTGGATATTGTAATCGGCCAGTGTGCGACCATCCTCAAGCTGCTTGCCGGCAAAAATCAGGCGTTGTTGGTCTGGAGGAATACCCTCCTTGTCCTGGATCTTTGACTTTACATTATCAATACTATCATTTGACTCTACCTCCAGAGTGATTGTCTTGCCCGTGAGTGTCTTTACAAAGATCTGCATATTGTTCTAATATAATTTAGATCACAATCCTTAACTATCTTTTTTTAACGACAGTTATTTCCTGTGAATTTCTGCCTTTTCTCACATTATTTGGGTCATTTTTATCAACACCACGACCACCGGGCTTGTACTTTTGTTTGTGGGCTTGCCATATAGCCGGCGAACCTATTCTGAAATTCTTTCTTAATTTGGCCTTGTACCAGAATACACAATCTTCTATTCTGTTGGACTTACTGGTGTTATCCAATACCAGACATTCATAGTTCTCAGTGCATTTAGTCATGACCTGATTAAACATATCAAAAGTTGGAAAAATTCCAAAGAAAGATTTGTACAATTTCTCACGATTTTGTACAACATTTTCTCTAAGAATAAACACGTAATCTACATTTGCACGAAGATCTGGTGTAAGATCCATGCAGTACTGCATAGTCAGAAGAAAGAACAATTTCCAGTGTCGACCGTTCATAAAGCACTGACGAATGCATACATCTTTCATGAATTTGCGATCATACATACAATCATCCAGAAGTAGGAATGCATTTGGGTTTGGTCTGCCCTGGCTTACAACCTGTTTCTGTCTATCCAGAATTCTCTCTATAACTTCTCTATCATAGTCTGGATACACGAAAGAGTCTGGTACAAATTGTTGATAGTAATGGTTACCCTCCTCAGTTGCACTCATAACAATTCCTATTGGGAGATGTCTTTTGTGAAACATGATATCGGCGACCAGGGTACTCTTTCCTGTACCTCTCTTACCAATAAATACACACACTTTATCATCGGCCATGTTTGATGGGTTAAACTTTTTTAACTGAACATTCATAGTATCCTGATACTTTGCTCTATTATTATGGGTGATAAAATACGCAAATTATAATATGTTAAAATAATAGATGTCGAGTGGAGGCAGAATACAATTAGCAGCTGTTGGCGAACAGGACATTTTCCTCACCGCCAACCCCGAAACTACATATTTCATAAAAAGGTACAAAAAACACAGTCAGTTTGCTATCCAGACCCTAGAGGTACCATTCGAACAGGATGCAAAGTTTGGAGGAAGGGTCCGTGCTGAGATTCCACGTAATGGTGATTTGATCAGAGAAATATATTTAAATGTAACTCTACCCGAGATTAACCAGAGTCTTATTACTCAGGATAACCCCATTACAGGAGAAACCGAGGTGGTCAAGACGTATCCAACTTATTCCGATTCCATAGGTCACGCCCTGGTTCGCCAGGCAGATATCAAGATTGGTGGTCAGACCGTGGAAACAATTAATGGAGACTACCTTGATATTTATGAGGATATGTTCACACCCCAGTCACAGTCTCTGGCTATCCAGGAAATGGTTGGGCGAACTTACCTTCGAACAGGTCTGGGACCGGCCTCGAATGTGGTGTACAGGACAGAAAACGGCTTTGATGCTGTGGGTGCATTTCCCCGCACATTTCTGGTCCCCCTTCGTTTCTGGTTCACACAGGACCCTAATCTTGCAGTACCCCTCACGGCCATAAGATATCAGGAGGTAGAACTTAACATAGAGTTTGAGAACATTGAGCGTCTTGTCGTGAGCAATTTGGTATCAATATCAGATTTGTTGAATACCGCACAACTGGGAGGCACTCCTTTGCAAATAGAGTCTGCAAGTCTTTTAGTTGATTATGTATTTCTTACAGACGAAGAAGCCAACTATTTCAGAGATAACAGACTTGATTATATTGTAACCCAGTTGCAGGGTATAGAGACTATAGTACCCAGTAACCAGGACTATACTAGTTTACCAAAACAGATACGAGCATATTTCAATAATCCAGTAAAAGAATTTTACATGATAGTCCAGGAGACTGTGAATAGACCTACAAACCCCCAGGATGCATCGACGCTCACAAATAATTATTTTAATTATAAAGCTTCGACAGGTCTAGATAACTTAAATTCATTTGAATTACTTTTCAATGGAGAGACTCGCATCCCTAGGGAAGTTGCGGATGGTTTCTATCTGCGCACTGTCCAGCCCCTTCAGGCTCATACCAAAATTCCCCAGAGATTTATTTATAATTATTCTTTTTCAATTGATCCAGAGAATTATGCCCCCACGGGTCAGGTAAATTTCAGCAGAATTAAGGATATTTTGTTTAATATGTATCTGAATGCAGCGAATGCCCAGAATAGATCTGTGCGAATCTATGTAAAGAATTACAACGTTCTTAGAATAGAGTCCGGAATCTCCGGTGTGCTATTCAACTACAATGGATAATCAGATTTTGCAGACCGCAGATGACCTCATCAGACCTGTTATGGAATCGGCTATTGTTCTTGCTTCCCATTATTGTAAAAAGTGTGAGCGTGATTGTGTTACTCCCATGGATTTGAATTACGCAATGAAGTTTTGCGCACGAAATGTTATGGGAAAGCATCTTGGTACAATATACCCGGAAATTTACGAAGAAGAGGAAGACGAGGAGGATGAAGAATACGACGTGATAGACACAGAAGATGAAACTCCATTTTCACGTTATTCAGGTGACGATGAACTTATGAATAAAGTGAATGAGTGTTGGGATACCTGGGACCAGTGGGAACCCCAGGGCCCTATGGAAGAATTTATAAAACGAGCAATCGCGTCCCAAGAACCATGAATAAAATCAATATCTAAAATATGTACAAGCTCAAAAAACAAAAGATAAAATGTCCAGAACCAGAGCCATACCAGGACGAGGGTGATGGCGCGGATATAAGAGAGTTTGTTGATGACGGCACGGATGTATCAGAAATAGATTATCCAGTCGAATCTCCAAGCGAAGCCGAATACGAGTCAGGGGATGACGATAATTCAGATACCTGTTCTATTATGAGTGAAGTCTCAAATATTCCTCAGTACAAGAATCTGGAAAGCAACTTGGAAGAAGAAACAGATTTCGCTGAAATAAATTTCTAAAATAATATTAAATGTCTCTCAAACTTGCCCTCGGTGTTGCTGATCAGGTTAGAACTCAGTCTCTTACTTCGATTGTTGGTGGCTTTTCCTTTGCCGCCGCCATCGCGTGGATGGATGCCGTCCGCTGGATGATTTCCCAGGTCGTAAAGGTCCAGAAGAACGGTGGTACGTATTACGTACTCACCGCCCTTTTCACCACGCTCCTGGCCGTTGTTGCATACACGCTTATCAACATGGCCCAGCCCGACGTGGAGAGACCCGATCAGCCTATGTTCGCAATTGCACGCGCTTAGATGATGAAATTAGTATTAAAACAATAATAAATAAAATTACTGCACCACCGTACATCAAAACTCGTTTGTCTCCCAGGGGTCTCCAGGGATCCCTAAAACGTTCCAAATCGAGTTTTGGTGGCATCTCTATCATTTTTTTTACATTCTCATTTTCCTTGGTAACAACCAGTTTATCCAAAGAACATGTGATTTCAAATTTCAGGATATGATTCCTAAGTTTAAAATCATACGGTACAAGTTCATTGAAGTTGTTCAGATAGAAATCAACCTTTAAGTTACTGATGTAATTTACATTTCCAGAATAAAAGTTGTGTCTGACTGGATCATCGTGTCCATTGAAATCTATTATACTCTTTCCCAGACCGGCACCAAAACCAGACGAACCCGTGACCAGAACGTTACTTCCACCTATGGTAGCCAGAGAAGCCGTACCACCCGAGGCAGCCGTGGCTGTATAGTCGGTCGTAAGAATTCTACCATAATAATGAATAGGTGCTTCAAGTTTTTTGTTATTTACATCCTGTAAATCTGGGGTAAGACCATCTTGATCTGTAAAATTAAAATACAGTTCAGTAGCCTGATCCTGAGTAGCATTATTTAGTCTAAATTCACCAGAAGACAGACCAATTGGTTCGATAGACCCATCATCAAAATCATAATGCGTGACTATGGGTTCTTGGGTATTTGTGAGCGAAAATGTGCACTTTACATTATCTCCATTTGAAAATGGATTTGTGGATGAAATGTAGATAATATCGGATGAATTTAGTGTGTAGTAATTTCCAGCTGAATTACTTGTACCAGAACTTATGTTGTAAATTGCATAACCGGTAGAGGTCTGCAGAGAAACATAACCCTTGGTCAAAGTTTCTTCATTCTTTTCCAGAAATACTTCATTGTAAAAACTGTCGTCCGTCACTGAACTTAGGGCCAAAATAATAGACGTTGGTCCATCTATATCTATAGTACCCGGGGCAGTTACTTCAGTCCCGGCATACATCTGGGGTACAAATCCCAGAACGGCTGCTGGACTCTGGCTCTTGAATTCCATTGAAAATGCACTCGTGTTACTAAATACAAGTTTGTTCTGAGATTCATTAAATTGTGCAACCACATTACTTAAAATAAGATCGTCTGATATACCGGCTGCAAGTTCTGCACCAGTGGCGTAGTTATTTGGGGTCAGAGTGTATTCTGTTCCATCAATAAACATTT